ACCGAAATCTGTAAGTTTAGGTTTTATCAATTGTACCATCGTTATCCTCCTTTTGCAGGTTTTTAATATCCTGAAGCAGCGTTTCTAAAGCGCTGAGTCTGCCTCGAGCATACATCAGTTGGTCAACCGTTTCAACCCCATAGCAAAGATGGTCTTTGATATCTTTAATTGATCTATTAATTACATTAACAATCTGTTCTTTAGTGTGATAATCCAACATTAATTTTTTTATAAACTAATTATATGGAAAGTAAATGCTTTTTATTTTGCCTTGTGCTTGAAGTTTTTTAAGATCACCTTTACTTAATTTAGAATAATCTATTTCATTTTCTTTACGCTTACCATAAAGCCAAGTCCATGACCATGAAGTTAAAGCAGTTGAATAATGATATATTTTTTTTACAAACCAAGTTATCATTATATTTTTTGCATCTCTGGATTATTTGATAGAATGTTTTTTTCTGCTCTAGGTCTAGCTATAGAATCTTTACTTCTTTTTCTTAGTTGAGCAATAGCAGATTCTTTCATCTGTTTTTCTTTTTTAAGTTTTTGTAGATCTCTTTCTAAATTCATTTTTTATCCTTATTCATTCCACCCCTAAAGATCTGAGTTCCCTTAATGCCATAGATGCTCGCCACGACAAGAATCCATAAATTTGTAAACCACGATGGAAGCTGCGAGAACATCTCGAAAAACAATTTTACTTTGTCCATCGCTGTCGGATCATCCGATACGACTGCCCAAGCCAAAATTGCTATGGGCAAACTTAAAATTATCAAAACTGCCTCGTCCTTCCAGTCCGATTGTCTGGCTTCTAAAAGTTTTCCTTGGTAAGCTTCTTTTCCTTCGGCCATACGAGACGCATGCATTAATTGTGCATCTGACATTGCTATCTTAGTTCTTTGTTTGTTAGCGTAAATTTTTGATCCTGCAGAGACTGCAAGTTTAATAGCTGATAACCACATTAAAATACTCCTTTAAATTTAGTTCCTCTTATTGCTGATCCTCCACCTCTAGAAAATTTTATTGGTGGGACTTGTGAGTTTGGTCCTCTTGATGGGGGTGGCCCATAAGGTACTCCTCCACCTTTATTGTATGCTTTAAAATTTTCAAAAAAATTTGATTTGTTTGCTTGATTAGGTTTAACTATAGGTGTTGTTTTACATGGTGGCATAGTTCCATCAGGACAAAGTTGTGGTTCTTCTCCACCTCCTCCACCCATAGGAGGTTTAGTTTTTGTTTGTTTAACTGTGTTTGCACTAAAAGGATGTTTAGCTGTTTTTGGTTTAATTATGTTTTGTAAAAGATTAATTCCTAAAGTAACAGGTCCTACTATTGGAATCTTTAATCCTTTTTTTGGTGTTGTAACATTATTAGATCCTGTAGTATTAGTAGTATTTGTATTAGTTACACTACCACCTTCTCCACCTGTATCACCAGGACTTGGAGTAAATGCTTGCGCTGGTGTTTTGAAATCTTTTTTTGAAGCATCCATACCACCACCTTGTAATTTTTTAACAGATCCTCCCAAAGCGTATTTTTTTTCCCATGCTTTTGCAATAGAAGGTTTATTAATATGTAAGTATCTTCTTTGCTTTTCAGATTTAAATGGCATTACTTTTTCTTCTTCCTAGCAATCTCAAGCTTCTCTTCTGCAATTCTAATTCTTTCTGCTGCTTGATCTTCGTTATTTTCTAATTTCATTTTTTCTAAATCAATTTTTTCATCAATTTCATTTTCTCTTATTTCATTGCCATTGAAATCTTGTTCAGTTTTTCTTTGAAGATCCATTGCTTTAAGATCTAGTTCTCTTTCTTTCAATGCAACTAGTGGATCTTTCTGTTGACCCATAGCTTCACCTTGTGCAAGTTGTGTAGTTATCTCTGCAACTCTTTGTGCAACCATAGCATCTGTTCTAAGTTTAGCTGCTTCTGAATCTTGCTCTAACATTTGTTGAATTTGAGGATCCTCTTGAACCATTGCACCAACTTCTCCTGTTGCTTGCAGTGCAACGTGCTCAGATATGTGTGCTTGTAGAGCTGAGTATACTTGAGGATTAATTTGAACCATTCTTGTAGACATAAAGGCTGCATGTGCAGCAATATGGGATGCATGATCTTGAGTTGGAAATGCTTTTAATGGTTTTTGCATTAATGCTTCCATATTCTCTGTAGCAGGGTCTTTAGGAACTGGATTTTCTTGTGGAATAAGTAGTTGATCTATATCTTGAGTCCCTAATGCTTCATATACTCTACGATATGCCTCTCTCAAGTTGTGCATCATAGGATTAGACATAGCAATCTTTAAATTTTCGTTAGCAAGTGTTACTCTTTGTGCCATACTCATGATATTAGGGTCGGCAACCGGGATAACATCCACTCTATCATCGAAATCAGTTTGTTTTACTGCTTGATCTGCACCATATACTGAATATGGGTAGATAGGTGGTAGATATGTACCAAATACTTTTGATAATAGTCTAAATTCTCTACGCATTGAGTAGTAACATCGCTTGTGTATTGCACTCATGACTCTCGAACCACGCTCTAATAGCGAAACAGTTGTACCAACAGCTCTATTTTGCAAATCATTACCTGTATCCATGTTAGTAATCGCTGCAAACTTCTGTCCTGCTTGGACAACAAAGCCCATTAATTGGTATAATGTAGCCGATGGTTCCTTAAATGGTAAAATTTGAAACTGATCTTTGATATTACCCCCAGGTGCATCAACATCTCTAAACTCTCCTGGTTGAAATGGTTGGTCATCATCTCTAATTCTTATACCTCTAGACTTAAATCCCGCAGGTAAGTTAGATAATGTACCTGCATCTAGTAATTGTCTTAAAGATTGTGTAGCTGTACGTGACAATCCACCAATCATGTGTGTTAATCCAAAACCATAAAACCCTAATCCTGGTAAAAATTTAAAATGTACAAAGTATTCTTTTCTTTTTTTAGTCTCATCAGTCATATCGTAGTTACGATAGATAGATAAAACTTCTCCTGAACCTTCATCAATAGTTATGATGTAAGGAACTTTAACTTCTTTTTCTGAATTAGTGTTTTCAAATTCTTCTAAGTTACAATCAACATGCATCTCAAGAACTGAGTATGAATATTGTTTATCTGTTGAAGGAGTAACTCCTTCTAACTCTTGGTATTTTTTTTCAATCTCTGTAGGGCCTGCTGAAGTTGGTTTTAATTCAACATCTCTGTAGAATCCACCCGCTTGTTTTTTAAGGATTTCATTTTCTCCCATTTTAATTACATGAGTAATTCTTTCACATTCCATTAAATCGGTTGCATAATATGGAACCACTAAATCTTCTGCAGGAATAAATTTCGATACTGCTCTTTGCATCACTTCATCATAATAAACTTTTTTAAATGCGGATCCTGCTAGTGCTAAATAAAATAACAATTGATCAAACTCTGGAGTGTACTCTTCCATCTCCTCTGTGATCATATAGTTCATAAAATCTTGCACCCTTTGTGCTTGATTAATTTTTTCATTATCTTCTGCCCCTAAGACTCTAGTTCTTACTGGTCCTTGAGACGGGAGTAATTCTTTATAGGCTTGTGCTTGAAAGGATGTTACGGCCTCTGATAATAGTGGATGAGTCACGGATGCCGAACCTTTAAACGGTCTAGTCATCTCAGTGTGTTTGATTCCAAGAAGATCTAAATTACTAGTGTAACTTGTTTCCCAATCTTTTCTTGAAACTCTGTCTTTTTTATAATCATCTAATAACTGATTAGACATTCTTTGCAGAACATCATCAGACATGTCTTCTGCAATATTTTTATAAAAAGCTTCAGTCTCTGATACTACATCTTCTACTGTTGCAGGTTCTTCACCTTCAACTTCAATATCAACCTCTTCTAAATCAGGAGTTACAACTTCCTCTTCAATTGCTTTTTCAATTTCAGCCATCTTAAAAATTAATAAAGTTTAGTTGGTCTCATTCCGCCTTTAGCTAATCCGCCACCACGTGCTCTAATCATTTTACCTTTTTTAGCTCCACCAAACATATCTAAACCAGAATTTTCTTTTGTCAAAGCATTATATTGACTTTCAGATTTTGGCATAGTTGGTGAAAGCATTCCTGCTTCTTTTCTTTTCACAACAGCTTTTTTTATTTTCTTTTCTGTTGCTTTTACCTTTGAAGCTGCTTCTTCTATCTCTTTACCACTTGCATTTACATCAAAATTTATCTTTCTAGTTTTACCAACAAGATTTTTTGTTTCATCTCCAAGGTCTACAACTCTTTTTTTAATTTTTGATGATGATGGGGTTTTAGCTCCTGCAGGGGCTCCTGTTGGAACAATCTTTTTTTGTGCTCCTAACATTTTAGATGCACCATATAACGCTATACCAGCGAGTGCAGCTTTCTTTAATTTTTTCTTAAATTTTGACATGTCTTCTCCTTTGATTAATAATATACGTATCTACGTTCCTTATAACTTTCAACCTCATCCTCGTCAGAATAAGTAGTTACAAAAGAACCTTGTCGATATCTTAACATAGCTTGGGTGGTGCTGTCCACATAATCGTCATGTTCTCCATGAGGAAACGCAGCACATTCTTCAATCACTTCTTGAGCCCAATGCTCGTCTCTAGGAAAATAAACCTGATCAGATTCAAATATTGGAGCACAGGCGTTGACCCGTGAGTGTTTATCCTGTCCTCTTCCTGGTGTGTAATCCATAACAGGAATACCCATTCTTCTTAACTCTTGTAATAAACTTTGTCCACTAGCTTTAGCTTCTATAATAATTGTCTCTGGACTCCAATATTTATATTGGTCGAGTGCAACCATTTTTAATTCTGGAAAATCCCATTTACCTTTGATCGCATCAATTAACATAATAGCATCAGGCCCTGATTCGTGAGGCGTGAATATTCCCCATGTAGTAATGGCTGAATAGTCAGCAGTTTCTTTTTTACTAAATGCAGTGTCATAAGATTGAATAACATGTTTTAACGCAGGAATATCCTTGGTCCACGGCTGCCACCATTCTCTTTTAAGAATTGCTCCTTCCTCTGAAGTTGGATTTTGCATGTACTGTGCAGACCAATTTCTAATTGATATTGACGCTTTAACTTTTTCTAGTTCTTCTAGGTTCCAATATTCAGGCCACACGGGTTGTAAGTTATCTTCCTCTCCTAATAGAGCTGGAAAAGAAATTGTTTCCCATTGGTCTGACTTAGGTTCATTTTGTGCTTTGATTAATCTACCGGTCAAATCATCTTGAGCCCATCTCGTCATTACAAGTACAATAGAGCCTCCTGGTTGTAGACGTTGTCTAGGACCAGATAGGTACCAATCAAAAGTTCTCTCCATAGCACTATCGGATAACGAATCTTGCTCCGTGTGTGGATCATCGATAATAAGTAAGTCCGCCCCTCGTCCTGTGATAGAACCGCCAACACCCGCTGCAAAGTATTCCCCACCTTGATTGGTCTCCCAACGTCCTTTTGCCTTACTATCTTCTCTTAGTCTAACATCTCCAAAGATCTGTTTATACTCTGCACTGTCAATTAAGTTTCTTACCTTCGCACCGAACCTTCCTGAAAGTTCTGCGTTGTGAGATACCTGCATAATTTTCATCTTAGGATTCTTTCCAATCATCCAAGCAGGAAAGTATATAGATGCAAATTCTGATTTAGTATGTCTAGGAGGCATATTCACTATGAGCCTTCCTTTTTTATTTTTTGATATGTTAGTAAATTCGTGTGCTATATGTTGGTGGTGTCCCCATCTATCAGGATCACTATCGGTTCTGCAAATAAAATCTGGCCAAACATTCTTTACAAAATATAAGAAGTTATCTTGACATAATTTTATATGTTTCAACCATACTTTTTCGAGCCTCTCTCGTAATTGATCGGTGGTCAATAAATCTGTATCAGTCATCTTAATTTACTATACCCTTGGGTCCCCTTAAAATCTACCCCCTAATTCTAGGAGACCATACTACTTCTATTTGTCATGCAATGCTAAAGCAAATATCCTAAGAACCTTATATATTATGGAAAAAAAAAGAAAAAATAAAAATTTCTATTTTTGGATTTTGGTTGGTACCTCTATCAAGGGGGGAGCCACACGGCCACCGTGTGGCCGTGTGTTATTAGATCGATTAACTTTTAATCTCTTCCTGAATTAATTTATCGATCTCATTAAATGCATAGTCTTCGACTTGCTTAATAGTCATCTCACTGCTAACGCCTCGAGATGATATAAAGTTACCTCGTTCAATTTCAAGTGACCATGAGCCCTTAAAATCTAACGGCTTTAAGTTTATAAAGTAGCCTCGATATTTCATGTTAAGCCCTCACCATTGTTCTAATTGATAAGATAATGCCACCCGTGGACAGGGCTAACCCTGTCCATGGATCAATCGTAAATAGTACAATCACGCCTAAGAATGCAATCGTAAAACTAATTAAGATTAATATAATATATAATGCAAGTTCCATTATATTTTAACTGTGTTTACTTCAAGCGTTATAGAATTAACAACTTTCGTTTTATACTCTTCATAAAGTTTCGGGTGATCTTCCTGCAATCTTTTAAGATCAATCGTGTTATATTCTTTATGTTTAGTTTGAGCGTGGACGTTGTAGCCTTTACAAGTTGTGAAGACTTGCCCACCGTTAGCGTCTACAATTGTTACTGCAGGATCTTTTAAATCTGTAGCTAATTTTGTGAACGCTTTTTTATTTTTATTTGCGTCATGATAATTAAATAAAAGTTTACTTTGTAAAGTAGTCAATTTATTTAATTTGACTTTTTTTAGTGTACTCATTTTTTTTACCTCGTTAGTTAATTATATATAACTTATGTTATATATGATCCCATTATGATCATATTTGATAAGATGTAAAGAAATTAATTTATTTTATTTTAGGGGGCAGAGCTGCCCCCTAGTTTAGAATTATTCTAAAGTATAAGTATAATTGTTAAAGCTAAAAAGATTAAAGGGTATACAGCTAAAAATCTAATTATAAATGCGCCTATATTGTCCATCATGATGCTATTTTAATGAAACTATTCTTTGTCACCTTCTTACCTAAGCCCTTAGCAACTAAGCCCACAATCACGCCTGACGGATCCTTAAAGCGTAAATCATGCGCATCCCCGTCTATAACTTTACGACTCATCCAGGTAGACGGCAGCTTATCCTTGAAAACAACAGCAACGTTAGCTCCTGCTGCCATCGCTTTCAATTGGTCCTGGTCATTAGTGCCCGAGTCACTGAAGGTAACATGATAATTTTTTTTACCATGATCAAGGTAGTTAAGTACTTTACTATAATCATAGAATTGCACATCAGGATGTATATCCATTAAGCTGCCACCTCCATCAACTTTATATTTAAACCAGGGCAAGTCACTGGTGCCGTTTAATCTAACGGCAAATTTAAATCCAGCGTTAGCAGCTCTTTGCTTCAGTGTCTGTATTTCTTTTGACAGCTCCCACAAAAATCCATTTTTGTTATTCCAAAAATAATTAGTTTTATTTATTCGAGCCTGCTGCACTGAATTCATTTGGCCCCGGCCTGATGTATTTAAACAAGGGGCAATGCATCCTCCTGGACCTTTTGTAGCTTTTGGGCAAACATTTTTTCCACTCATATCATATGGCGCAAAATGCATTATAGCTGTTTTATATCCCAGCTTCTCACCCTTAGCCATTTTGGTTTGGCTGTAATAATTAAGTAACGGCATTTTATATTCTCCTATTTTGTTAGTTTGCATCTTAGTACCATGGGATGGACTCAGCTGTCAACTTTTTATTTTAGCTCCTGCTGCTAGATCTTGCTGCAATAAATAAGACTCGACCTGGAGGCCTGGAGGTCCTGAAGCTTTAAGCTACCATCGAGCTGCACGACTCACGGGACCAATTAAAAAAAATAATTTTTAAAAATGCTAATACAAAGATATAGAGAAAAGTTCCATATATATCTTCTCGCACCCATGTATATAAATGCTAATACAAATACTAATACAAAAATTCCATAGGAAGTTTCATAAGAAATTTCAATCAATGCTAATACAAGAAAAAGACAGAAACTCCCATAGGGAGTTTCTGTCAATAAATCGTGAGACGTGGTTCTTGCGTCAAGATTTTTGAATTTTTTTAATTGCGTCTTTTAAATTAGATGTTGAAGAGACATGAACAATGGTTCTCGGTTCACGAACCACGAAAAGTTGATATTCTGAGAGACCTCTCTGCGAGAGACACTCTCGC